TAGAAAACGATGAGCGTAAAGCTATTGACGGCATCATGCATCGCCTCAGAACTATGGTAGAAGAGACAGGCTGTGGTATGATACTGGTATCTCACTTGCGTAGAGTAGAGGGCAACAGAGGTCACGAGAACGGCATCGAGACAGGGCTTAATCATCTCAGAGGGAGCCAGAGTATTGCTCAGCTAAGTGATTGCGTGATCTCCTTGGAGCGTAACCAACAGTCAGAGGATCAGATAGAAGCCTCGACCACTAAGGTCAGAGTACTGAAGTCTAGATACACTGGAGATGTTGGCGTTGCTTCTCACCTACTGTATGATAACAAGACAGGTAGACTCAGAGAGCTAGATGATTATGATGCGGCGCAGTTTGATGGAGAGATCATATGAGTAAGACACCTTACGGAACTTACGCCTTACAAAACGCATTACAACAGCTTAGGAAGACAGCCCCTGACTTAGTTTATGAGGTAAGCTACACTCGTCAGGGTACAATCTTTAACGGCTTTGTAATAGCTAAAAACAAAACAAGCTTTAGACCAGTTGGGATTCTTGATTGGGCGCACTTTACTATGGCAGGGCTTCGCGTTGCAATAGAGTTTGATGTGCTTAAAGAGTATTACGAAGAGATGCTTAAAGATCCTCGTAGTCCCAATAACGATTGGAAAGATAAAGAGCTAGAGACACGCTTAAAGGAGCAGTACGCGAATGAGTAACTTAGTATTTGATATAGAAGCAGACGGCTTAGACCCCACGCAGATACACTGTATCGTGGCTCAAGACGTAGATACTATGGACGTATTTACATTCGACAACACTCAACTAGACGAGGGCTATGCTATGCTCTCTTCTGCAACTAAACTAATCGGTCACAACCTTATCGGCTATGACATTCCTGCTATTAAAAAGGTTGCAGGAGTAGACCTATTCGACAAGAAGATTGTTGATACACTGGTACTGTCACGGCTCTTCAACCCTACACGCGAAGGCAACCACGGCCTTGAAGGATGGGGCTACAGGTTGGGCTTCAAGAAAGGAGACTTCGGAAAACAAGAAGACGCTTGGAGTTCGTACACACCTGAGATGTTAGAGTACTGCAAGAACGATGTGCTTCTTAATACTAAAGTATATGAAGCTCTGAAACTTGAGAGCCGTGGGTTCACACCGCAGTCAGTACAGATAGAACATGGCGTAGCTAAGATCATAGATCAACAGCGTACCAACGGTTTTGTGTTAGACGTTGAGAAAGTTATGGGCTTGATGGCTATGTTTGAAACTAAGCTACACGACTTAGAGCAAGAGGTTCAGGAAGAGTTCCGGCCTGTAGTTACTACTCAGATACTAACACCCAAGTACACAGCGACAGGCGCAGTAGCCAAGACAGCAACCGACCAACATGGCAAAGGCACACGGCTAACAGACGATGAGTATGAACGTATACTTTGTGACATGGACTCTAAGCCCATCGCACGTAAAACTGAAACACCTTTTAACTTAGGCTCACGTAAACAGATCGGCGAGTACCTAATTCGTTTTGGTTGGAAGCCTCAGAAGCACACACCTACAGGTCAACCTATTGTAGATGAGTCAACTTTAAATAGAGTTAAGGGTATTCCACAGGCCGCTCTGATTGCAAAGTACCTTATGTTACAGAAACGCTTGGCTCAAACTAAGAGTTGGATCAAGGAACTTGACGAAGAGACAGGCAGAGTACACGGCTATGTTAATCCTAACGGCGCAGTGACTTCACGCATGACACACTCACATCCTAACATGGCACAGATTCCAAGCAGTACCTCGCCCTATGGTGAAGACTGTCGTGCTTGTTGGACAGTACCTGAAAACTATAGACTTGTGGGGATTGACGCAAGTGGGTTGGAACTTAGGATGTTGGCACATGAATTAAATGACGAGGGCTATACTAATGAAATCCTTAACGGAGACATACACACCACTAATCAACGCCTTGCTGAAATTGAATCAAGAGATCAGGCAAAGACTTTCATCTATGCGCTACTTTACGGAGCCGGAGATGCAAAGCTTGGGTCTGTGGTTGGACGAGGTAGAGCGGTTGGGAAAGGACTTAGACAACGCTTCTTTGATAATCTCCCTGCATTTAAAAAGCTTACAGACAGAGTACAAAGAGAAGCTAAAAGCGGATTCATTAAAGCACTAGACGGACGGAGGCTTACTGTTCGATCAGAACATGCCGCCTTGAACACCTTGCTACAGGGTGCAGGAGCAATCGTAATGAAGAAAGCTTTAATTATATTGGACGATAAGATAACTAAACACGGTTGGGATGCTAAGTTCGTAGCTAATGTACATGACGAATGGCAGATAGAGTGCCACGTTGATGATGCAGTAGCGGTTGGCGAAGCAGGTGTACACGCTATTAGAGAAGCAGGGTGTATGTTTAAACTTAACTGTCCACTGGACGGAGACTATAAAGTCGGGGAGAACTGGAGTGAAACACATTAAAAACTGCAATCATTGTGATCTACTTTTAACAGAAGACAATTGGTATATCTCTAATGTTAAAAAATATAATTATATTTGCAACCCTTGTGACACTATTAAAAATAGAAAAAACAAACTTAAAAGACTAGCTTTAACTATTGGTCAAGTAGTCTATGGTAAATACGACAAGGTAAAGCGCGGTCATATCTATGTGGTATCTAATCCTGCATGGAAAGGTTGGTACAAAGTTGGGATGGCTATAGATGCAGACGATAGATGCAGGACTTATCAAACCTCTAGCCCCTTCCGTGATTTTAAATTAGAATATGCTGAGTTTTTTAATAATAGAAAAACAACAGAGAAAATAGTACATGATAAACTTATAACAACTGGTTGCGGAAATAAAGGAGAGTGGTTTAACACACCTTTAAATAAAATAAAAACTATCATTAAGGACGTTCAGCATGAAGCTTAATACTTTAGTACCTGACATCTATAGTCACTTAGAAAAACTATCAGAGGGTGAGCCTTTACCCCTGACTGATGCCGACATAGACAGAGCCGTACAAGGTATGACAGAGGCTCTACGTTCTTGGGCAACTCCTCGCAAACGAGATACTAACTTCACTGTACGCATGTCTAACGTAGGCAAGCCCTCACGCCAGTTGTGGTATGAGAAGCGTGACCCTCAAGGGCGTGGCGGTATTGATGGGCCAACACAGATTAAGTTTCTATACGGCCACTTGCTTGAAGAGATTGTGTTGATGCTAGTACGCATGGCAGGTCACGAAGTAACAGACGAGCAGAAAGAAGTTACAGTTGACGGCATCGTAGGCCACATGGATTGCAAGATCAACGGTGAAGTAGTCGATGTTAAGACAGCCTCTCGCTTTGCGTTCAACAAGTTCAAGGAAGGACGCTTAGCTCAGGATGATCCGTTCGGTTACTTGGGTCAGCTTGCAGGGTATGAGGCGGCAGAGGGTACAGAGAACGGTGGCTTCTTGGTGTTGAACAAAGAGAGCGGTGAGTTGTGCATGTATGTCCCTGATGATCTTGACAAGCCTAACATCCGATCATCTATTGGTATTCTTTTACCTGCACTAGAGCTTGACACGCCACCTGCATTGTGTTATACTCCCATCCCTGACGGTAAGAAAGGAAACATGAAACTACCGAAGGGGTGTAACTGGTGTAAGTATAAGTTTAAATGTTATGCAGATTCTAATGATGGTAAAGGTCTACGAACCTTTAAATACTCCAATGGACGAACATACTTAACAGAGGTTGTAGTCGAACCTAAAGTAGAGGAACTACTATGAACGGAAGGAAAGCTAAGCGAATACGAGCGCACTCAAGTACTATATTTGTAGAGTGGTTTAAGACTTTAGTCACTGAAGAAGAAGGCCAGAAGATAAACACTAAAAACTATACAAACTATATGCCTGAGCAGACACACTTTATGGCTCACCGTACCATGCACCGCAACGCCTATCATCCTAAGTGGATAGGCAACAAGATACTGCGAGTGCTTAAAGCTAACCCTAAACGTGAAATAGAAAGTATTACTCTTGGAGAGATCAATTGAGTATTGAAGAGATGATCATTGCTACAGGAAGTTACTTGTACAATGCGGGTGGCTTTACTAATTCTATTATAGATATAGAAGAAGATTTTCTTCACGACCTACAGATGTTAATAGAAGCAGAGCTAGAACGCAGAGAGGCAATCATCCATTGAAAAAGGTTAGGAAAGGTTTCCGCAAACCAAGAGCCGTTCGCCCAGTGGGAAAGGATCTTGTGCAGGGGTATGATTCTAACTGGGAGTATCAGTTACATACAGGAATCCTAGATGTCTGGAGCTTCCATACAGAAAAGGTTCCATATACAATTGACCACAACTACCACCCAGACTTCATCAAAGATATTGAAGGTAAGAAGATTTTACTTGAAGCTAAAGGAAGGTTCTGGGACTATGCTGAGTTCAGTAAGTATATATGGATAAGTAAAGCGTTGCCGGAAGACACTGAACTAGTGTTTCTTTTTGCCAATCCAAGTGCGCCAATGCCACAGGCTAAACGTAGAAAGGATGGAACTAAAAGAAGCCACGGTGAGTGGGCAAGTGCTAACAACTTTAGATGGTTCAGCGAAGAGAGCATCCCTGATAGTTGGATTAACCCAAAGAAGAGGGAGAGTTTTGACTGACATTAGCCGTAAAGACGAAAGGCGCGATAGGTTTTTAAGGAAGAAGAAGTTTAAGAAGATTAACTCTGCTTCTAAATTAAAAGATACTAAGCGCAAAGAACCTAAACTTAATTTAAATGAAGAGATCGCACATGAACCGATTAAATGACGCAACACCATCAGATTGGGATAGAGTACGTAAAGAACATCCTGCTATTGATAAAAGCACAATAGACAATCAGCCTTACATTGATATGGCTATGAAAGAAGCACATGAATATGGACACGAAGAAGCTATACGAACTGCTTTAAAGGATCTTGCAACTAGGAAGCCTTCGCTTGAAGATGTAGTCAACAAGCCAAAGCATTACAATACTGGTAATATAGAATGCATTGAAGCCATTGAAGAGTCTATGTCTTCGGTAGCTTTCAAGGGTTATCTCAAGGGTAACTGTATGAAATACCTTTGGCGCTATGATTACAAAGGCAAGCAGGTAGAAGACTTACAAAAAGCTATGTGGTATCTCGCATT